AGTGCCAAAAGAGCAGAAGACATACTGAAACTGATCAGATCAAGACAAGCAAAATAATCTGACATTTACCAAGGCCCAGATATTGACTATTTGGGCCTTGTGTAGTAACATAGAGTATGGATATAAAAAGAAAAATTATAAAAGCAGTAGAATGGATACTAATCAAGCAGATACCTGCATGGGTATTGATCGTGGCAATTATCCTTTGGATACTGATATAGGAATATTATGACAAAAGTATTTGACGCAACAAAATTTAGAAAGAGTATAACGAAATCAATACAAGGGTTAGGCATAGGATTCAGTGACCCAACAGATTGGATATCAACCGGTAACTATGCACTGAACTATTTGATATCGGGAGATTTCAACAGAGGTGTGCCTTTAGGCAAAGTTTCTGTATTAGCAGGTGAATCAGGAGCAGGCAAATCATACATAGCATCCGGTAACATAATTAGAAACGCACAAGAACAAGGCATATTTGTTATATTAATTGACTCAGAAAATGCACTAGACGAAACTTGGTTACAGGCTTTGAATGTTGACACATCAGAACAAAAACTTTTGAAATTAAGTTTATCCATGATCGACGATGTAGCAAAAACCGTTTCAGAGTTTATGAAAGGTTATAAAGAACAACACGCCGACAACAAAGAAACAGCACCAAAAGTTTTATTTGTTATAGATTCTTTAGGTATGTTGTTAACACCAACAGATGTAGACCAGTTTGAAAAAGGTGAGATGAAAGGTGACTTGGGTAGAAAACCTAAGGCCTTAACGGCACTTGTAAGAAATTGTGTCAATATGTTTGGTAGTTGGAACGTCGGACTTATAGCAACTAATCACACATACGCATCGCAAGATATGTTTGATCCAGATGATAAAATATCTGGTGGACAGGGTTTCATTTATGCAAGTTCGATTGTAATTGCAATGAAAAAATTAAAACTTAAAGAAGACGAAAAAGGCAATAAAATATCTGACGTTAGAGGTATAAGAGCGGCCTGCAAAGTAATGAAAACAAGATATGCCAAACCATTTGAAAGTGTGCAAGTAAAGATACCATACGACACAGGAATGGATCCATACAGCGGATTAGTAGACTTATTCGAAAAGAAAGGTGTGCTAACGCAACAAGGAAATAGGTTGAAATACGTAGATTCTAAGGGTAAAGAGCACTTAGATTTCAGAAAACAATGGACAGGTGATAAATTAGATATGCTTATGGCAGACTTCTCTAATGTAACAGAAGAAGTTGAAAACAAAGCGAAAGAAGATGATTGATTTTACTCACGAAGACATTGAAAGACTTTGGAATTCAATAGTCCACTACGTACCGGAAAGACAGAAATCAGATTGTGCAATAGACTTCATCAAGAGCCTCGAAGACATAGGTATTGAGCATGATGAAATAAAAGCATCTGCAGAATATGATCCCAAACTAGAAGAAGCGATTGCAACTGTGTTTGGAGAAGATGATGAAGAGTCAGACGGATACGGTGAAGATGACTAATTGGTATTTTGAAGTAAGCAGATCACTAGATAAGATTCCAGATTGCACAGCATATTTCGATAAAGAATTAATTGAAGCAAAAAAACAATGCAGAATATACGGAAATCTTGAAAAAGCATCAGCGGCATTGCCGGGTATAGTAGAACAGAGATTTGGTCAACTGCAACAACTTGAAGCGATATTAGAATACCTAAACATTGAACTTAGAAGATTAAGAGCCAAAACATTTAAGAAATTTTTAGAAAACTACAACAGAGCACTTTCAAGCAGAGACGCAGAAAAATATGTTGACGGTGAAGACGACGTTGTAGATCTTACTAAGATTGTAAATGACTTTGCACTTCTCCGAAACCAATGGCTTGGCATAACCAAAGGACTTGATCAAAAACAATGGCAAATAACGAACATTGTAAAACTTCGAGTAGCAGGAATGGAAGATGCCGACATCAAATAATAGAATCATACTCACAGACGTAGACGGTGTGCTTTTAGAATGGGAGCACCATTTCACAAAATGGATGTTGCAACGCACCTTATTTGATGAACGTGGTGCTAGATATCACCCGTTTAGATTGCTTCCTAACAAAGAAAACACATACGAAATGGCGGAACGTTTTGGTCTTACTGTAGACGAAGTGCGTAAGCAAATAAGGGAGTTCAATAGGAGCGCCTGGATGGGAACACAAAGGCCAATGTTTGAATCGCAAACTTGGGTAAAACTTCTAGCCGCAGAAGGATGGACACTTATCCCTATAACATCACAAACTTCTGATATACCTGCACAACAACTTAGGAAGAAAAGACTTGGAGAATTATTTGGAGAACACGTTTTCACAAACTATCATATTCTAGGAACAGGTGCTGATAAAGATTCTGCTTTAGCAGAGTTTCATGGAACCGGACTGTATTGGGTAGAGGACAAGCCAAAGAACGCACTAGCCGGGCTCAAATACGGTTTAAAGCCTATAATTATAGACCATCCGTACAACCGTGACTTTGAACATCCAGACATAATTCGTGTAAGTAATTGGAAAGAGATTCACGAACTTGTAGCAAGATGAAAATTTACGTAGGACATGACAGCAGAGAAGACATTGCATATCAGGTGTGTGAACACTCGATTAGAAGACGAGATCCGTCAGCAGAAGTAATTCCATTGAAACAAAGACAAATGCGAGAGCAAGGTCTGTATACCAGAGAAATAGACAAACTAGCAACAACAGAATTTACATTTACTAGATTCTTTGTTCCTTATTTGAACGACTACAAAGGTTGGGCAGTGTTCTGTGACTGTGATTTCCTTTGGAAGATACCAAGTCATGAACTAATAAAATATTGCGATGAATCAAAAGCAGTTGTCTGTGTACAACACGATTATAAACCAAAAGAAGGTACAAAGATGGATGGACAAGTACAAACAGTGTATCCTAGAAAAAACTGGTCAAGCATGGTGCTATGGAATTGTGGTCATCCAAAAAATAGAATATTGACTCCAGAACTGTTAAACAAAGAAACTCCAAAATTTTTACATAGGTTTTCGTGGCTAGAAGACAACGAAATTGGTTCTTTGCCACTTGAATACAATTGGTTAGTTGGTTGGTACGACGAACCCAAAGACGGAACTCCAAAAATACTACACTACACCGAAGGTGGTCCATGGTTTGACGGTTATCGTGATTGTCAATACGCCGACGACTGGAAGAAAGAACTTATCAACTTGTTCAGTGCATAATGGACTGGCTTAAATTACAAAATAAACATATCCATAACGATCCTGTTCCGCATATTCACGCGATTAATTTGGTCGATATCAAAGAATACGACAAATTGTATGAGAACCAAAACAACCTTAATCACCAATTATGGCAGGACTTTGACGAGAAATATAAGTTGGGTTTTGAATTTAAAGAGGACATTACAGAAATTGACCTACAAAGAGAAATAGTTGCTGTATGGTGTTTCAGAGAAAGAAATGATAGAAGTAAACCACCGCATTTCATACTTGCTGGTAAAAAGATTGCTTATTATCCAAACGCTTTGATCATTACAGAAAGCAAAGATATTAAAATCGACGATGGCAAAAGTAAAAAATACATAAGAAGGCCATTTATACAATTAGATATAAACAAAGATACGTTCGCAAAATTAATGGCTAAGAAAAAATGAGCATAGGACAAAGATTTGTAGATAAATGTTTGACCACCGAGGTAAATTTACAACCATGGCCTCATCAAGTGCTGAACGACACCTTTGACGAACAAACTTTTGATAAACTTAACGGCGTGTGCCTTAGCAAATTATCACACATAAGAACAGACAAGTTGATACAAATACATCCAAAAGACTACAAGGACTATGGTATAGATTTTTATGATGAGACTGTAGATATATGTGAGAAATTATTTGAAAATATCAAAGACGTTCATGATGTATATCCAGCATACAGGAAATATCCCACGCTTGGTATAAATGCACACATCAACATCACGCCACCTTTGCCTTATAAATTTTATATTCATCAAGAAGGATTAGAAAAAACTTGGAGTTCGGTTACATACATTTCTCCAAAACAAAATGTTGGAACTAAGATGTATACGGCGCAAACTGAAGATGCATTTGAAAAAGAGGCAGATTGGAAGCCTAATTCAACATTTATTTTTTGTGGACAACAAAATAAAACATGGCACTCTTACGAAAGTAATCAAAATACAAATAGAATCACTTTTAATCTATTCATTATGAAGCCTAGATCGAACAAATGCTTTTATCCTTTGTAATCCTTTATAAATTTTTGTAGGGCCTCAACATCGGCTGTTAGATAACGATCTCTCGTCCTTTTCCACACATCAAGATCTCGATTAATAATATTCATTTCTTTTCTTATTCTCTTTCCGGTATGGTCATCTATCATCTTCTTTGATTGTATTTGCACGTGTGGAAGCACATAGGCCCTTCCCAATCTTACGGCTATCTTTGTAAGCCAATTGTCAATATGCCAATGCCAAAACTGTGGAGGTAAAAAATAACCAACAGTATTAATCCAGTTTTTGTGTAGCACAAAGTGGGCGGCACCAATTGGAGAGGGGTGTGTTTTTATCTTGTACGGTTTATTTGTTGGTACCTTATTTTTCTGCCATCTTCTTTTGTCGCTTCCTGTCATATCTCGCGGACATACGTATAAAATCTTATCTTTATGTTCGTAATTTTCAAAAAAATCAATGATGTGTTGATCCCAATGTTTAGATAAAAATTGTGCATCATCACCAACTAACATACAATAATCGTGTTTAGCAAGTGTGGATAGATAGTTCCAACTAAAACAACTGCTTTGATCAGGACCAATTATATAAACACTTTCCGGTAACA